CGGCGTGGTTTACGTCGACAACACGGGTTACGCCTGGAACGGTCTGAAGTCGGTTCAGGAAAAATCCCCCGGGGGATCTCCTGAGGGTCTTTACATTGACGGCTTTAAGTACGGCCAGATCGATGTCGTTGAAGACTTCGAGGCCACCATCGATGCGTACTCTTACCCCCGAGAGTTTGCGGTTTGCGCTGGAACTAAGGAACTGTACAACGGTCTTTCAGTCACCAACCAGCCGCGCAAGGCTTTCGCGTTCTCGTACCGAACCATGATCAACACTGATGTTACTCTCGACGCCGGCTACAAGATTCACCTTGTCTATGGATGTCTGGCCACTCCATCAGATGTTGTTCACACTACGTTCTCCGATGGCGCCGACATTGAGACGTTTAGTTGGGACTTTACGACTAACCCGCCACGAGTTAGTGGTTACCGTCCCACGTCTCACTATATTGTCGACACTCGACGGTCTTCTGGTGGAGATGTAACCGCCGTAGAGGATATTCTCTATGGAACTGGCGCTACTTCCCCTAGATTCCCGACCGTTTCGGAACTTCTGGCGATCTTCTCGTCATGACAAAGCTTGAATGGGCTAACAAAGAGTATATTTTTGGGGTGGACCGTGGCGTTATCTACCCTGAAGGTAGCACTCCTATGGTTTGGAACGGGCTCAAGTCTGTCCAAGAGTCCAGTGAAGATGTCTCGGAAAGCACCATATTTGTAGATGGAGTACGGGTTGTTCGAGGAGGTAATCCTGGGGTGTTCTACCTCGAGATTGACGCTCTCGACTATCCATATTTTCAGTCTAACATCTTCGACATGTCGTATAGAACAACCGTTCCAGGTGGCTATATTATTCATTTGGTTTACGGTCTAACGATCTCCGGCAAGGTTGACGTATCGTATACTTCCATTGGAAGTGACGAAATTTCGTCGATCAGTTTCACGGCCTACACAAGGCCTAACCGAGACGCGACCGCTAAGTCATATTCACATGTGACAATTGACACTCGGAATGCTTCGCCTGTCGCTCTGCAGCAAGTAGAGGATCTTATTTATGGAACCCCTACTACAACTCCGTCAGTTCCGACACTAAACGACTTAATTGCCATATTTGATGCGCAAGCAACGTTTATCGTTGTGGACTACGGCGATGGGACTTGGAAAGCTATCGGTCCGGCAAGCATGATTTCCGCGATCGATGGAACAAGTTATAAGATCACCACCCCATCGATTGAATACGTAAGTGATGACACCTACAAGATTCGTTCTTGGTAAGGAGGAGACATGGCCGAAGTTACGGTCTTCACGGCAGCACGAATGCTTCAGATCGAGAACGATTCCATCCAAAGTGGATTCGTCGATGGCTCGGGCGATCTTATTCTTGTCCAGAAGGACGGAACTCAGATCAACGCAGGAGAGGTCAAGTCTACCGTTGTTGGTCCTCAGGGACCAGGCGCAACGCTAGCCAATACTCCTCCGGCTAGTCCTCAGGTGGGCGCCATATTCATCGACAAGAACGGCCTTACCGGTCTGACTGATCTTATGGCGGCTAAGAACCCAACCACGTCTACTACTAACTGGGTTGCTTACGCTTTTGGATACGATACGGGAGTTACCTTCTCGGTTGCTGGTGGCGGTGTAACTTGTACGTGGACTACGACTGGTAATCACTTTGCGGGCATTGCTTTGAGTGGTTTGTTGCAGGGCGAACAGTATCTTGCTGTAGCTCGCGTGCGCGTACCCGCGGGAAGTCCGGACGTCAAACTCACGGTTGGATACCGGACGTCTAGTCAGTCCGTGACTATGAAGGATGTTGATGTTACGGTCATGCTCCAATTCACGGCAGATTCTACTGGTCTGTCGTGGGGTATTGAGTGTGGGGGAGCAACAGGTAGCGTCATTGTAAAGGAGCTTAAGGTTTACGCAGTCAACCAGAAGGGCTACCCCGAGTACTACTGGGACGGAACTTCTTGGGTGCAGACTCAGCACATGGCCGCAAAAGCCGATATTTATTCTAGGGTTAACACGTATGGTGATCAGAACGTTGACGGACTCAAGGTCTTCCTTAAGAATCTGACGTCTAAGGGCTATATTCTTAGTGTTGGCGATGCTGGAACTACGGCTGACGCGGCAACTGTTATTCTTAACGGCGCCGATGCCGGTGCTGGTGGGGGTGGCGGAGAGCTTCGTTTCTCAAAGAACGGCTCCAACAAGTGGTCGTTGTATACCCTTGGTAGTGGGGATGGCAACCTTTACGTTAGAGATCAGGCCAACGCCAAGATGGTCGCTACGTTTAAGCCGGGGGGAACTGATGCTTCCGAACTTTATGTTGAAGATACTCTCAACACAGATTTCCTAAAGGTTCGCAGAAGTATTGATATTTCTGGAACAAACCTTAATAGTCTGACTGATGGTGGAGTATACAACGGTAGCAGTCTGACAAATGCCCCCGCTGGTGATGCTGGATGGTGGTATATTGAACAACTAGTCCACACAACAGTAGCGTCAAATTATGCTATTCAAAGAGCCACTCAACTTGCAGTTGATATGCCAAGCGTTTATCAAAGAACAAAGCTAAGTGGAGTTTGGGGTTCTTGGTATAGAATTGACTATACTGCTAATGCTTGGACAGACGTTGTATTCCAAAACGGTTGGGTCAATTATGGTACGCCGTACCAAAACGTTCAATACCGCAAAATGGGAGACGAAGTAGTTCTCAGAGGTCTCATGAAGTCGGGAACTCTGACCGTGGCTGCTTTCACGCTACCTGTTGGTTACAGGCCGGTCAATATCCTGATCTTTTCCGGAAATACAACTGCGTTGGCTTCATGGAATACTGGCGCAGCAAGCACTGGTACTGCACACACTCACGCCAACACAGGACCGGGTTCAATCAATGGACGAATTGACGTTCAAAATGATGGAATCGTAATGGTCAGGCAGGGTAGTAACGGCTGGATTTCAGTTGATGGAATCCGTTTCAGCACAGTCTAAGGAGGAGTCATGTTTAGTTTTGAAACTAGGGGCTCCTTCAAAAACTCGGAGTCTTTCTTGCGAAAGATGCTCGAGGGCGATATTTACGCTGGCCTAGCAAGGTACGGAGACGAAGGTGTTAGGGCCCTGGCCGCAGCCACACCTTATGAAAGCGGAGAGACGGCCCGTGGTTGGTACTACGAGATCGAGAAGACTCGTACGTCATATTCTATCATCTGGAAGAACAGCCACGTAGTCGATGGTGTACCCATCGCAATTATTCTTCAGTACGGCCATGGCACCGGAACGGGCGGATACGTTCAGGGTCAGGATTATATTAACCCCGCCATCAAACCCGTCATGGACAAAATCGCACTAGATGTGTGGAAGGTGGTGTCTAACGCATGAGTAGTATCGACGAGCGCGTAATTCATATTAAGTTTGATAATGCGGCATTCGAGTCCGCAGCACGCACGACTATGAACAGCCTTGATAAGCTCAAGAAGAGTATGGATTTCTCCAACTCTACCAAGGGACTCAACGACCTGCACAGCGCTGCTGGTCGATTTAACCTTGGTCCGATTTCTACTCAGGTCGAGCGAGTGAACGCCAAGTTCCTTGCTATGGCGACTATCGGTGTTACCGCATTGTCCAATATTGCCAACCAGGCGCTTGCTACTGGAGCGACCTTTGTCAAGGCAATGACTCTCGATCCGATCAAGATGGGTCTTCAGGAGTACGAGACAAATCTGAACTCGATCCAGACTATTCTGGCTAACACCGAGGCTTCAGGAGCAACGCTAAAGGACGTCACTGGAGCTCTTGACGAGCTCAATGAGTACTCCGACAAGACGATTTACAACTTCTCGGAGATGGCTAGGAATATCGGTACGTTCACCGCTGCTGGCGTTGACCTAGACGCTTCTACGGCAGCGATCAAGGGTATTGCCAACCTTGCTGCTATGTCCGGTTCAAACTCTCAGCAGGCCAGCACAGCTATGTACCAGCTCTCGCAGGCTATGGCTGCCGGACGAATCACCCTTATGGACTGGAACTCGGTCGTCAATGCGGGCATGGGCGGTACTGTATTCCAGCGAGCACTTGCCGAGACTGCGGTCAAGATGGGCAAGCTCAGCGACAAGTCGGTGTCCCTTACGGGCGACATGAAGAACGTCTCCATCGCCGGAGAGTCCTTCCGTCAGTCCATTTCTCAGGGTCCGAACGCCGGATGGCTTACGTCAGACGTCCTCACTAAGACTCTTGCGCAGTTTACTGGCGACCTCACGGACGCTGAGCTTGCCGCGCAGGGGTTCAACAAGGCCGAGATTAAGGCTATCCAGGCTCAGGCTAAGACTGCTCAGGAAGCAGCAACCAAGGTCAAGACGCTTACTCAGACTCTTGACGTGGCAAAGGAGACAGCTCAGTCGGGTTGGTCGCAGACGTGGCGCTATATTTTCGGAGACTTTAACGAGGCTCGCGACACGTTCACCGACCTCAGTAACACGATCAACGGCTTCATCAATGCTAACGCTGACGCACGCAATAAGATCGCCAAGGACTGGAAATTTTGGGGCGGCCGCACGGCAGCAATCGACGCGATCAAGTATGCGTTCGAAGCCCTTATTTCCATCGTCGAGCCCATCAAGAAGGCTTTCCAGCAGTTCTTCCCTGCTAAGACTGGACAGCAGCTCGCCGATATTACTAAGAACATTCGAGACTTCTTCAAGGGTCTGAAGCTCGGTGAAGAGACAGCCGATAAGGTTCAGCGTATTTTTGCTGGATTCTTTGCGATCCTTGACATCGGTGCGACGATCGTCAAGTCTGCGTTCGGATATTTCAAGCAGCTGTTCTCCGCCGTTAGCGATGGTAATGGCGACTGGCTCGAGATTGCGGCTCGTATTGGCGATTTCCTGGTCAGCCTGAATGAGACAATCAAGAAAAGCGGCGTTATTACTGGGTTCTTCGAGAACCTCGGCAAAGTAATGTCCGTCCCGATCCGGTTGTTCCAGGCCCTCGCAGCAGCGATTCTCTCGGTGTTCGACGGGGATAACCAGGCTATTAACTCGGCTTCAGACGCCATGGGTGAGTTCGTTTCTAACATGAACCCGCTCGAGCGCGTTATTAATGCCGTTGTTACCGGCTGGAACGTATTCTTCAGCGCCATCAAGAAGACGCTGCCGTTCTTCTCCAGTCTTGTGGAGGGTATTGCCGACCTCTTTGGGGGTATCGGCGAGGCTATTTCTGGTTCGGTTGAGAACGGCAACTACCAGGCCGTGCTAGACACGATCAACACTGTCCTTCTGGGTGGTATTGCTCTGATGATCAAGAAGTTCGTTACGAACGGCTTCAAGGTTGATCTTGGCGGCGGCATGCTCGACAGCCTTGGCGAGTCTTTCAACGCGCTTACCGGATATTTGAAGGCCATGGAGCAGCAGGTCAAGGCAAAGACGCTCCTTATGATCGCTGGTGCTGTGGCACTGCTCGCGGCTTCGGTCCTGGTCCTTGCGTCCATCGATCCGAAGAAGCTTGCTGTGGCGCTGAGTGGCCTTGCAGCCATTTTTACCCAGTTGTTCGTAGCTATGGGCATCCTTGCCAAGATGGCTAATAGCGCGGGTTTCATCAAGATTCCACTGATTGCAGGGAGTCTTATTCTGCTCGCTTCGGCCATCTTGATCATGTCATTCGCGCTCAAGATCCTGTCTACTCTGGACTGGGAAGAGATCGGTAAGGGTCTGACGGCGCTTGCAGGCATCCTTGCGATGCTTGTGATCACCACCCAGCCTCTCGCTGCTAACTCGGCTAAGCTAATTGCGGCCAGCGCGGCGCTTATTCTGCTCGGAATCGGTCTTACAATTATGGCCGGGGCATTGGCGCTTCTTGGTACTCTTGAATGGGAGACGATCGGTCGTGGTCTAGTGGCCATTGTTGGTCTTCTTACGGCTATTGCCATCCCGCTTCAGCTCATGTCTGGCCCGAAGATGGTTGCTCAGGGTGCTGCTCTGATCATGATCGCCGGAGCTATTTCTATCCTGGCTGGTGCCCTTAAGATCCTGGGAACCATGTCTTGGGAGGAGATTGCGAAGGGTCTGACGGCCGTGCTAGGTGTTCTGGCGGCTATCGCTATTTCTATGGCGGTTATGCCTGGGCCAATGATGATCGCAGCCGCAGCCGGCCTTATTCTGGTCGGCATCGCGCTCAACATCATCGCCGGTGCTATGAAGATCATGGGCACCATGTCCTGGGAGGAGATTGGCAAGGGTCTGGTTACTCTTGGCGGTGCGCTTCTCCTGCTGGCTGGAGGTCTATATTTGATGACTGGTGCCCTTCCTGGCGCCGCAGCGCTCCTGGTGGCTGCTGCAGCACTGGCTATTATCACGCCGGTTCTGGTCACTCTCGGCAAGCTTTCATGGGAAGAGATCGCTCGCGGGCTTATCGCTCTGGCAGGTGCGTTCGCGGTCATCGGTCTTGCTGCGCTGCTTCTTACGCCGATTATTGGGCAGATTCTGCTTCTGAGCGGGGCTATTGCCCTCCTTGGTCTTGGGTTTGCTCTTATTGGTGTGGGTGTGCTTGCGTTCGCAGCCGGTATCACCATGCTCGTTGCCGCGGCAAGTGCAGGTACGCTTGCTATGACCGCCATTCTGTCCACGATCATCGGTCTGATCCCGTCCATATTTAAGGTCGTTGAGCTCGCGCTGATTGCTCTTGCTGAGGCGGTTATTAATGCCGCTCCGGCCCTGTTCGAAGCCACTGTGGTTCTGCTTACGGGCATGCTTGACGCCATCGAGGAGATCATTCCCGATATTCTCGATACGCTTGGTGTGCTTCTGGATGCGGCTCTCGAGTTCATTCTCGAGTATGCTCCTAAGCTCTATGCTGCTGGATTCGAGCTTCTTATTGGGTTCCTCAAGGCCATTCGCGACAACCTTCCCGAGGTTATTGACGTCGCTGGCGATATTGTCATCGAGCTTATCGAGGGTATCGGTGCTAAGGGTCTGGAGATCGCTGAGGCAGCTGCTGACACGCTTATTACGTTCATCAACGGCCTGTCTGACGCTATCGACAAGAAGGCGCCTCAGCTTGACGCTGCCGTGTCTAAGCTTGTCACGGCTATTGTCGACGGTCTTAAGCGATTCGTTGCCGGCCGTCTGAGCGATATTGGCAACCTTGGCGCCGAGATCGGTAACAGCATCCTGAACGCAGCTAAGTCTGCACTCGGTATTGCGTCTCCCTCTAAGGAGTTCGTCAAGGTCGGTAAGGCCATTAATGACGGTCTTATTAAGGGTGTCGTTGGTGGTAAGGACAAGGTCGTTGCGACTCTGCAGTATATTCGTGATGAGCTTAAGAATCTTGTTCAGTCGACCAAGGATGACCTCAAGGATGCCCGCGAGAATCTGAAGAGGCTTCGCGCCAGTGGCGCAAGTGACAAGGAGATTGCTAAGGCCGAGAAGGCCCTGGCTAAGGCTGAAAAGGCTCACAAGGCCGCGCTCAAGGCCAACAAGAAGTTCACCGAAAGCATGAAGAAGCAGAAGGAGCAGCTTAAGGCTCTGGGCAAGCAGTACGACCAGACGGTCGAGAAGCTTGACGCTGCTTACGATGCTCTTGAGGAAGCTACGCAGAAGCGTGACGACTTCCGAGAGGCCACTAAGGATGCTTTCGACGACCTTCCCGATATTGCGGACCTTAAGGCACTCAGGCAAGAACTTGAGGAGCTCAAGGGCGCACTTGAGCCTGACCCTGAGGCCATTGCTCGCGCACAGAAGGCGTACGATGATGCGTTGTCTCTGGACAACTACTTCGACAGTATCCGTGAGGCCAAGGACGAGAACGATGCGTTCCTGGCGCAGCTGACTAAGCTTCGTGAATTCGGGCTTAGCGACCTCAACTACGAGAAGTTCATTTCCGAGGGCACGAGCATCATGCCGTTCCTCGATGAGCTTATCGCGGCGGGTCCGGACGCTGTTGCTGAGCTTAACACTATCGCTGGAGAGCTGGACTCGTCTGCAGCCATCATTGGTAAGACGACTTCAGACGCTATGTACCAGGCAGGTGTTGATAGTGCTCAGGGCATCGTCGATGGTCTCGAGAGCAAGCTGGACCAGATTACGGACGAGATGGAGGAGCTGGGTAAGGCTATGGCCGAAGCCCTTAAGAAGGCGCTCAACATCAAGTCCCCGTCCAAGGTCATGAAGAAGATCGGTGACCAGACTGCTATGGGTCTGGCCGTCGGTATTCAGGCAGGAGCTAAGGTCGTTGATCTTGCTGCCGTTCGGCTTGGAAAGGGCGCAGCAGATGCTCTTCGCGAGTCCATGGGTAACATCCAGGCCGGCATTGACGCCAACATGGATATTCAGCCTACTATTGCGCCTGTTCTGGACCTTGACGCGTTCCGCAAGGAAGCTCAGCGTATGCAGGATATTCTTGCTACCACCCCGGTCCAGGCAAACGTCTCGCTTGGCATGGCTACCGATATTCAGGCTAAGGAAGATGCATTCCAGAAGGCCGTGGGCGACACGCTCGTCTTCGACTACACTCAGAACAACTACTCGCCGAAGGCTATCTCTGAGGCAGAGCTTTACCGTCAGACTAGGAACCAGCTTTCTACCGTTAAGGGGGTAATCAGCAATGCTAACTAAGGTTGTCGTTGACAACATGCAAGGCCACACGTTGACGCTGGACCTCTTTAGCTGGTCGAATGGTTATATTCTGAAGGACGTGGAAGGTCTTGATCCGGTCAAGGCTACGATCATGACCTCCACGTTCGCTCAGCTCGACGGAAGCCAGTCTCAGGGAGCCCGACGCGACAATAGGAACATTGTAATCACGGCAGGTCTTGTCCCGGATTTCTCTACCACCACGGTGCAGAGTCTCCGTACAAGCGCATATTCTGTTGCCATGCCCAAGACATTCGTGAAGCTCAGCTTCTACGATGATGACGTCTTGACGGCAACGATCGAGGGTCAGGTGGAGAGCTGTGAGGCTACTCCGTTTGCTAAGGACCCGGAGATGAAGATCTCGGTTATTTGCTTTGATCCGAGCTTCTCAGCTCCCACCGAGACCACGGTCAACGGCAATACGGTGAGTACGTCAACTGAGCAGACTATCGTCTACCCCGGTAGCGTTGAAGTCGGATATTTGCTCACGTTGGCGATTAACCGTTCGCTTTCGGATTTCACGATCTACAACCGTCGTCCTAATGGCGACATCACCTCGATTCCGGTCACTTTCGGTTTCTTGACAAGCGATTCGTGCAAGGTTAGTACTGTGGCTAAGGACAAGTACTGTACTAACACTCGTACAGGCGTTACCGACTCCATCCTGTATGCGGTGTCTACCACGGCTAAGTGGTCGCCACTGTACCCAGGCAACAACTATATTCGTGTGTACGCTGCTGGTGCGGCGATCCCGTTCACCCTAAAGTACACGGCGAAGTATGGAGGTCTGTGATGGCTGAACTCTATATTCTGAACGATGCATTCCAGCGGATTGAGATTGTCGAGAAGTTCGAATCCTTGATCTGGACCGAGCGTTACTCTGAGGTCGGCGACTTCACGCTGTTGATCGACCCAAGAATTGCGGAACAGCCTCTAGCGCAGCCAGGCACGCTTCTTGCTCTTAATGGGTCGGACCGTGTCATGGAGCTCAGAACGGTCGAATCGACTACAGATGAAGAGGGTAAGCGGCTTCTGAAGGCAACTGGCTCCTCAATTGAGAGTTGGCTTCATGACCGGCCTAACCAGAGTGCCTTTGCTTCGGGCGCTGCCCCGATCGAGGTGAGCAAGACTGGCACCCCCGGTGATATTATCCGCGCCTTCTTCTTCGAGATCTGCAAGACCAATACAAACATCGTTCCGGACAATATTCAGTATCTCGAGGCAATCACGATTAGCAACTTCACTGGCGCTATCGCTGAGCCAACTACGAGCATCACATATCGTAAGCCGATGGACACCCTGTTCAACACGATCAAGGAACTGGCCGATCCTTGGGATCTTGGTTTCCGACTTATTCGTGTGGCAGACGACTCTAAACTATATTTCGAGGTGTACACCGGGTTCGATCGGACAAGTGGTCAGACGGCCCGTCCATCGGTTATTTTCTCGACCGATCTAGACAACCTTGACAACACTGCCGAGGTGAATTCAAACGCAATCCTCAAGACGGTTGCATACGTGTACCACAAGAACGGTTCGCGTATCGTCTATGGTGATGGCTACGACGTCAATACCACTGGCTCTGCTCGTAGGGCGCTTATTGTCGATGCGAATGACTTGGACCAGACTCTTTCTGGCGCCGCTCTAAACACTGCTCTGGATCTTCGGGGCAAGCTCGAGCTGGCTTCTCAGCGCTATATTATGGGTTTTGATGGTGAGATCGCGCAGAGCAACAAGTATATTTACAACACGCATTACCGTCTTGGAGATCTGGTCGAGCAGGCTAGCGACACCGGCTACAAGAGAGTCCTTCGGGTTACCGAGCAGATATTTGTCTCGGACAAGGAAGGCGACCGTAGCTACCCGACTCTGACGTTCAACACACTCATCACGCCGGGAACGTGGTATGCCATCCCTGGGACCCAGGAGTGGTACGACTACAATTCCACGACGTACTGGAACAGCATGTAAGGAGGAGAGATGGCTATCGGCGACGACGCCGTTGCGGCTGGGTATTCGCTCGTCCCTAACACGGGTGTTGGCGGAGAGGTCCGCAATGGTGCCCAAGAGCTTAACCGAACTCGTGACTATATTGCTCAGGTCAAGGCGCTTATTCTGGCAACCTGGCCTGTATCCCGAGGTGGTACTGGCGGTACTACTGCTGCAGCTGCTCGCACCAACCTCGGTATTTGTGGGGCCATCACGTATGGAACCGCAGCGCCTACTGGTGGAACAACTGGAGACGTCTACTTCAAGCATGTGCCGTAGGAGGTAGCTAATGACTACCGTCTATAGTGCATGGCAGGGTACGGGCTTTCAGGCTCGTATTCGCTTGGATTACACTCGTACGTACACTGCAGACAACACCCAGGCTATCTGGGCCTGCAGCTGGTATGTCGAGTTCGGCGGGTCTATTTCTGACAGTGTTAATACATGGGCCGTTTCTGGCGATGTGACTGACGAGAATGGCACAAATGTAAACTACTCGATTCCATCGGGTGGAGGCACAAAGCTGTTCAACACATCGCCATCGTTCCAGAAGTACGGCGACGCATCAGTCACTGGAAAGATCGACAATGTTGAAGCCGTTGGTGGCGGCATCATTACTGGTACGTTTGTGCTGGACGCCGGAAACCTTGCCCCGTATTTCACCGATGCTTCATGCACGACTTCGGGCGTGACATCAACGGCGTTTACTGTCGGCGGGTACGTTGCAACTGGTAACGGCGGAACTCTGAACAATATTCAGGTTCAGTACGGCACCACAGCATCTACCGGAAACCCAAGTTACACAAAAGGTAGCTATGGCGCCCCAACTGTGAGTGGTTTGACCCCAAATACCACATATTACTTCCGTGTGCGCGTTTCTAACAGTACATACGGATGGAGTGCATATACGGCTTGGTTTACGGTAAAGACGCTCTCAGGGCTTCCTGGAGTACCGGGCACTGGATGGTCGATGACGCCGTCGCAAGATGGTTTCAGCATTGCTGGTGCATCGGTTGCAGACAATGGCGGATCGGCTATCACAGGGTGGACGGTATATTACAACGCGTCTGCCGCCAGCACGAGTGGCGCTACAGTAGTTACAACTGCCGTACCTGCTGGCCCTAGTGAACTCACTGGTGTTGCGCCAGGAACATATTGGGTTGCTATTGCAGCGATTAACGCAAACGGCACGGGTACAGTTTCTGACTGGAAACAGGTGACTTTGCTTCCAGGCGCGTATGTAAATGTCGGCGGTGTGTGGAAGCCCGCTACTGTCTACGTTAATGTCGGGGGAGTGTGGAAGGTCGCAACCCGCTACAACAAGGTTGGTTCCTACTGGAAGGCGTGAGGGGTTTTGCATGAGTGAACAGAGCAACACCCCTTGGCACCGTCTTGAAACACGCATCGTAGAGATTGTTGGACAACACAACGTTCTCGAGGAGCGAGTCAAGGGACATACTGATGACATCGCAGAGATTAAGGCTCTACTTCCACAGTTTGTGACTAAGGAATCCTTTGAGTTTTACTCGAAGGCATTCTGGATCTTGTCCACTGCGGTTGGCTCGGGTCTTGTCGGAAGCATTTTCTACGTCATCACGAGTCGCTAAGAGGTGTTCGTATGACAAGCACTAAGCGAAAATTCGCGAAGATTATGCTGAACTTTCTTCTGTTTGCGTCTTTTGTTATGGTAGGCCTTATTGTAGCTATGGTTTGGCCTTACAATGACGTGCGCGTAGGAAGTCCAGTCAGCAAGGTTTTGACGCCGGTCGTAGTGCAGGGTGGAGAACTGGAGATCGAAAATCCTTCATTCTGTATCGACAACCAGGACGTTATTGTAGAACGATGGGCTGAAATTCTAGATGAAAAGGGCGCTCCTATTGGTGCACTTCAGATCTTTGATTTGAAGTACCTACTTGCTGGTCGAGGACTGTTCTGTCAGGCGCCAGCTATTGGACGGCTAACCCTTCCAAACTATATTATCGGTCCGAACAGCACCGCGGCTGAGTTTCGTCTTCACAGCACATATCGTTACATGGGTAATTTTGTAAACGAGGTTGAGGTCGAGACTTGGTCTGAAACATTTATTGTAGTTCCAGAAGAGATGAGGACGGAAGATGAGCGACGAGTTTCCCGTTGAGCCCGAGGAGATCAAGACTCCCTGGCTGACGAACAAGACCTACGATATTCTCAAGTACCTTGCGTTGGTGCTGCTGCCTGCGCTGGGCACTATGTACTTCGCCCTTGCTAGTATCTGGGGTCTCCCGGCTGCCGAGCAGGTCGTGGGTACGATCGTCGTCGTGGATACGTTCCTCGGCGTTATTCTCCGTTACGCGGCTCGTCAGTACGAGTCCACGGACGCCAAGTTCGATGGCAACATCGTCGTGACGCCTACGGAGACCGGTTCGCTCTATTCTCTGGAGCTGAACGGTGATCCGGAGGAGCTTCAGGGCAAGCACGAGGTCGTTTTCAAGGTCACTAGCTAACTTCTTAGGTTCGCACTATAACCATAGGTTATAATGAGACCCTATAGAAGGAGGATTTGTGTTCCAGAAGCCCCCTAGTGACCCGCAGCTCGACGCCGCGATCAACGCCATCTACCTCGATCTCCAGCATCGACCGCCGCATTCAGACGAGTACGCACGCGATGTTACTCAGCTGTCCAAGCTGTACGCCCTCAAGGACCATCACTCCAAGAACCGCGTATCGCCGGACACCTGGGCCAACATCGGTGCCTACCTCGCCGGGATCGTCATCATCGTTGGATACGAGAAGAGCAACGTGATCACGTCGAAGGCGCTGCCGCTCATGAAGAAGCTCTTCTGACAGCAAGCCTTTTCGAAGGATACCAAGCCTTAGGCGTTATGTAGCAAGTAATACATAGCGTCTAAGGCTTTGGTATTACACAGGGTATCAACTTTCGCAGGATTTACACGGCATATAGTGAGACCCCTACCGAAAGGATTACCATGAACGTCAAGCGTTTTACCACCAACCTGAAGCGTCAGGTCGAAGAGAACCCGCTCGCCGCTATCATGATCGCCACCACTGCAGCAACTGTTGTAGTCAAGCTGATCAGCGTTAGCAACGAGCACCGCAACTCTAAGGCCTGGTCGAAGGAAGTGGACCGCCGCCGTCGCATGTCCTAACAGGACCTCAAGCCTAAGCTCCCAACACGGAGTTTAGGTTTTGCGCAAAACAAACATAGCATATAATGAAACCCATGTATACGCCCCTGTTGGCTAACTGAGATACGCCCAGCTTTCCGGCGCGCTCAACATGCGGTTTCACCTTTTCCCC